GAACTCTCTTTTCCCAAAGCTTGTTTAGTCCAATGAGAAAGAGCCCGTAAAAAGGCTCCTTCAACATTAGTTCTTTACTTGCTTTAGCTAGACTCTCATGTTTATCCATGTCTCTTAGTTATACTAATTTTATACTTGTCCATAAAGGTGAAGCCTGCATCCTTAAGCTGCGTCTCTATCTCATTAGAGAAACGAGCTATAGCAAAGCTTTCTTGCAAAGGATCATCTTTCTTTTTCTGAGCAATATGTATGATAGTTGCCCAATCTACATTCTTAAAGTTACCGTCTTTAATAACAGCGTGCTTGTTTACAACAGCACTTATCTGATCAGTGAACAAGATACTTCTTTGCTCACTACTAATTTCTTTATACAGCATTAAGACATAGACTATGTTAGTGTCTATATCCATGTTCTCTAAGATGCTTTGTACAACATTAAGGTTACTCTTATCTGAAGAGTTAACCATGTTAAGCATGTTGATGTACTCAGCCTCACTGATTTTAAGATTACTAGTCATTTATCTTTTGGGTTTTTAACATCCACAACGGTGGGTTATCTAGGTTAGTTATCCATTCTTTTGCACTTGGTATATAACCATTGCAATCTTCTTTTACATGTTGTTCACCTATGTAGCGAACCATAACTCTTTTACCATCTGAGTTAGTAATGTGAGTACCAAATACTTTTTCACATTCAAAGATACCTTCACTGTGATGCCTAAATAATCTATGACGGCTATCACCTAGCCAAGACTTAGTAGCATCAAACCAGTTGTGAATATCTAGGTAATCCTCTATTTGCCCACCCCATTTATTAACAGAGCTGCGGGCATGATCATATGGATGAGCCATTAGTAATCTAGAGTTTCAATATCTATAGATTCATATGCTTCATCGGTTGTTCTTACATAACCGTTTACAGAAACCGTGCTGTCTTCTACATCAATAGATACATTACCGTAACCACCATCGTTGTTATACCAATCCCAGTTATAGTGATTATTTAAGATATGGTAACCAAAGTCTTCTAGTTCTCCAGAGAACATCTCATTTACTTTTACATACTCATCTGTACCATATTGAAATGGTTCAAAATCTATATCACTAATAGAACCTGAGTCACCTGACCCATCATAGTTTATATACACAGAGATAACACCCTCATCTCGTAGTCTTGAGATAAGTGCACTTAATTTAATACTTGCCATAATTACTTTTGTTTATAGAATCTCCCCAGTATGTTTGCGTTTAACCAGAAGTCTTTCTCTAGTACTTCATACATAAACTGGTACTTTACTTCTTGATAAGAAAGCTCCGTCTTAGAGTAGCATATCTTTAGGATAGTTCTCCTAATATCCACCCCAGCTTTGTGAGCTGCCTTAAGTTTTTCATTACTACTATAGTAGTTTTGATATACAGTTTTTCTTACACGCTTGTAAGCCTTCTTGCGTTTATCAGTAGGCATAGCCTTCTTAGAAAGCTTTGTCTTAACATCCGCAAAGAAGTTCTTCTTGCCTATGTAGGACATGCGTCTACCATCTAGGATAACATCCATCTGGTAGACAAATCCTACAGCACCCTCAGGAATCATGTCCTCGGTGAATTCTTTATGCTGATATATCCAACTCATTTCTTTAATGCTTCTTTTAATAAAGGGTGTAGTGCCTTTCTTGTCTCAGGTATGCCATAGTCTCTAACAGAATCTGATAGATCCTTAGACATTGGTAGTACAATACCTGGAATATCATACTCCTCTTTGTATTTATCTACAGCTTTGAGACCTGCAGTATCATTATCAAATAGAGTACAGATAGCTTTGTATTTAAGTTTGTACATTGCAATTGCACCCGGAGGTATCAATGCATTCTCACTATCTGGTGCAACAACTTCTAGATTGTAACCGAACTTAGTAAGACACATAGCATCCTTAAGAGAACTACAGATTACAAGATTAGGTTGGTCAAACTTTAGCTGATCAGTACCTTGGATATAGTTCTTTATCTTAAGAAACTTATGATCAGCAACTTTAGGTTGGTATATCTTATATACTGTACCATCAAGTCTGGTATATGCATATAAGTTAGGACCATTAATAGTCAGCTTCTCACCGGTCTCTTTCTCCATACGGTAGCTCTCAATAGGTAGAACCTTATACTTAGATAGAGTATCAGAGTCAATACCAAACTGTGTCCAGAATTCTGCATCTCCTTTAACCCATTGTCTAGCAGTATAATCTTTAACTTGATATCTAGCTTGCTTCTTAAATGAATTTATATCTAGGGTAGTTTTACCGCTTAGTAGAAATTCATTATAATCAGATAGGATCTTAGCTGTAGTACTAGAAGGTGTAAGGTCAAAAAGATTCATTACTAAATTAAAAGCACTACCGCCCTTGTTAGTAGAAAAATCTTTATAGCAGTACCTATCCTTATTAAAGAATATCACAAAGCTAGGAGTACGTTCTGTCTGATTGAATAGAGACTTAATCTTTACATCTTGACCTGTAAGTCTTTCACTAAGACCGCAGTAGTTTTCAAATATCCAATTAGATGGTACATCCTTTAGATCTTCAACAAGGGATTTAGTTCTAATCATAACATGAATATAATGACAAAAAGGGGAGTGAAGATACTCCCCTTTCTATCAATTAGCAAATTAATTAAATCTGAAAATCGTCACCTACTGAGGATGAGGTAGTTACACCTTCACCAAAGGAAGCAACAGTCTCAACTTTCTTTCTCTTGATATGAGTATCAGGATCAAAGTCAACTACTTTACTTTCAGTAACAGGAGTATCAGCAGATTCAAAAGCATACTGACCTCTACCTGGTTTAACAAAATACAGATCAAAGTTAGTATAACCTTGCTTGTTAGTATATTCAGAACCACCAATGCAGCAACGTAACTTGTTACCTGTAAATGGTTTGTCTTGGTTAAACTTCTCAACAAGACTTTCTACAGTCTCATGCTTCATGTCTTCTGCTTGAAACCAGTCTAGACAATTAAGAGCGCGACATAGATTCTTAAGAGCTTTAACAATCTCTGTATCACGGTTAATCACTATACCTGTTTTAGTAGTAGCATCAGAATATGCATACTGAGATGTCTTAACATATGCTACCTGACCTTTGTGACGTCCTAAAGATTCATTCTCTTTGTTAAAGAAGAAACCTTCAAAACCTTCACCCATGTCAGGACCCTCTAGTAATAGAACAATACTATAAGCATTTCTATTATAAGGAGGTGCATCTAACTTAACAGAGTTAACTGTAACAACATGGTTACCTGGTTGTAGAACTTTTGATACGCTACTTGAGCCTTCGTCTGGGATGTTTGTACTTATCATTTTACTTAAGATTAATCAACATAAATTTTATTCCAGTGAGTAATAACCTCACCATTCTCATCTACTTCAGAAAGAACAATCTCCTGATTGCTTAAGTGCTTTGGTCTAGCACCACAAGCGATGTCATCACTTGTCTTAAAGCTTAGGATATTTTGCTTTCCTTTTCTGTAAAGATAGCCAATAGAGTCTGAGTTAGACGCGGTAATTCTTTTAAGCTTACCTGTCAAGTCTAGATCTAAGGCATTAAATTCAGATCCATTCTTTTCTAGAACGGTATCTTTAACGTGCCCCACTAGGATTACTCTTGGAGCCCATGACTGAATATAGTTCACCACCTTGGTAAACGCTTCTCTAAGATACTGATAACCAGCACCATTAGGTAAACCTATAATAGAACCATACTGAGCTTTACCGGATGTAAACCAGTTCTTACCCATAGGAGTTTTACTATAGAGTTCTTCAGCATAAGGAATACACATCTCTTCTAATGCAGTGATGGTATCTACGGCAACATACTTATATGGATTGCCTGCTTCCTTAATTGCTTTACCGATATGCTTAATCTCTTCAATAGAGTTAGCTTCAACCTTCATAGCTTCTAGATACTTAGAACCTTTCTCAAGATCTAGTATCAAACAGTTATCAAGTTGTGATAACAAGGTTGTCTTACCTGTTTTAGGTTTTGAAAATATAATCAGGTTACGCGGGCTTGCAGCCTCAGCAGGAACCTTTCCTGTAGGGAGTTTAATTTCCATATTACTTTATTAAATTATTTAACCATTCTTTCTTGCTTATAGGCTCTCTCATAAGGATAGCTGCTAAGTCTCTAATGGTCATCTCACTAAACGGTGCATCATCACCTTGCATATCAAACTCATCATCAAAGAAATCAGTCTGCTTGCTAATAGGTTTCTTAGGTGGTGTCACCTTAATTAATTCAGATACAGGGATTAGATATCTAGGTTGTAGATCTTTAGTAGCTTCATACTCTTCTTCCCAGTGTGGATTAAAACGCCACTTCCATAGTGTACGCTCTTGATCTTCTGGTTCATACTCACGACTAACAAACTCTGTGTAGATATCATACCCACGTTTCAATTCACTAGGAAAGAAACTTAAAAACTTTTCATTCTTATCCTTTGGTCTGTATGCCATCTTAGGAAAGAAGAGTGCATTGCTTACATCAAGTGCATCAAAGATCGGTTGATGATGATCTCTGAGTTCTGCAATCTTAATCTTTCTTTCTTCAGTTGTCATAACCGGATTTGGGTTACTACTTGTACTTATTGCCATAATTAAATCTTTTGTCTTTTTTCTTGTTGTGCAGGAGTAGGCATCTCCGTAATACGCATTCTATCAAACTGTGCTTTGAAGAAACTCATACGGTTATCACCATTCCTACATTTTAAAAAGTGTAATACTAAAACTTTGTCATCTTCAATGATATATCTGTCTGGTCCATAGAATCTAATCTTCTGTTTACCAGGACGGTTAATACCAATGAGAGTATCAGCATGTTGAAGTAAGGCATCTGACCCAAAGATATCAGACTCAAGTATGTAGTTACCATACTTACCATCCTCATTTCTTTCAGGATTATCAATACCTCGGTTTAACTGAGTCAGGATAATGAATGCTATGGGATACTTACGTTTAAGTTCCGTGATAGCTTCTCCTAAGTTATACAAGGTATCAAACTTGTCCTTTTCAAATGGAGCTTTCTTCAACAACAAAGAGTGGTCAAGAGTGATAATAGTTTTAGTGAACTCATATTCCCCTGATTCATTTAAGATCATGTGCTCTTTCATGTAGTCAGAGACAGCTTCCTTAAATTCATTTACGGTGATTGGTTCCTCAACTATATCAATCGGTAATACAACCTTCTCTTTTGCGTAGTTGTAACATATCTGGAGATCATCCAATGTAAGCTTACCGTCTGCACTACAGAGATACTTGTAGGACTTGCCAAGTACACTACTATATTCTCTTATTGCAGAGGTTCGCGCCAGCATTTCAAATTGAAATTCTAATACACGGAAACTCTCCGTAGGGTTTAGTTTAAATGCTTCTCTTACTATTTGATCTTTAATAAGAGTCTTCCCGCTACCAGGTCTTCCACCTATAACAGTCATGGAGTGCCATTCCAAACCATCAGTTGTAGCGTCATTAAACTTATCCCAAGGTGTCTTAATGGATTTAATAACTCCCTCCATTCTACCTTTCAGGTAACGTAAGGAGTCATTATACCCTTCCTTTTGACTTTTCCAAAGGTGTTGTTTAGACATTAAATATACAGGATTATTCTTCTATTCTAGATATGCGAAGAGACACAAATGTATAACTTTTAAATGCAAAAAGCAAGAGAAATTCTATACATATGTACTCTAAAATGGACACATTTACTATAAAGTTATCCACAATTGTCCAGCATACTAAGCTCATGATAACAGATGTTAAAATCATCAGCATTATTTTTTCAAATTTTCTACTACTCATACTACTTTATCTGAGAAATGTGAGCCTTCTGGTTCATCATCTCCATTAATAATTATTTCACAACAGTTCGCCAGCTCTGAATCCCATGTCTTATCTGTGTTTTGTTTACGGATAAAGTATTGTGAGTTTCTCATGTACTTGTAATTATCTTTCTCATAGATCTCTACATAGTACCAGGTTGCACGTAGAATTGTATCCCAATCATACGTATAGTTCTTAAAGAACCACTTGAATGCTTCCTCAAGATTCCTCTTATTTACTCTAGCAGGTTTACCACTAGGTAGTTTACCCTTAGGAAATATAGAAACAAATCTATCTATGTGATCCATAGAGTCACTTTGTTTTATTTCACTAGTTGTTTCACCCTGAGAATTTGGTACAGATTCAAGAACTTGAAAACCTTCTGCTGTCAATGTATAATCAGCATTTATCAAACCGGAGTTTACAAGTCTTCTAAGTTCTGTGTGCACATCTGCATTAGTCAAAGAAGACTTACGCTTATTGGATAAACACCACAAGATATAAAGACTGTTAGGTTTTATATCTTTAAGCTCTAGGTATTCAAATAGTTCTTTCATATTATACTTGATCAAGACTCAAATTTACAAAGGTTTCTTTTCTAGAGTTTAGATTATCCATAACTTTATTCCATACAGATAATATAACTCTATCCCCCATCTCTATGGCATTAGCTACAACAGCTCCCGCGTGTATCATATTAGAATGGTGAGATACTTTAGCACCATGTCTATTGTTTAATACTCTTACCATATGCGAGTAGCTAAGACCTAACTCTATACCGATGGTATAGGTAACTTGTCTAATAGCTACAGCTCTTTCACCACGGTATCTAATGTTCTTGCTGAATGCTGCATCAACAGGAAATAGTTCTTCTACTATATCCACTAGCTCATTAAAGTCTGTAATACCAATAATCAGTTTGTTAAAGGTCAGATCAGTCTTATTATAGTTACTAAGATGCTTGATAACATTATTAAAGAATCTATTAACCGCACTGTTAAGTTCATAGTTTAATCTTAATAGGTCTTCGTTGATACCAGATCTAAGATCACCTATCTCTTGTTTAGGACTCTTCCTCTTTTTCATATTTTCTGTATTCTGTTAAATGAATATTAAAGTAACGTCCATGTTTTAGATCATTACTCATTTCTTCTACAATCTTTTTAGCTGCGTCTAGCTTAATACCAAAGATAGATAGTCCGTCATAGAGACACTTGTTCTCTACATCAGATCTACCAGGTGCGGATATAATAAACCACATCTCTCCAAACTTTTTATCAAGTCTAGCAGTTACTCTTATCTTACCAGGAAATTCTCTGCTGCCCATTTTGTTCTAAGTATTTATTAACCCTGTTCCACATGTCTTCACAATCCCATTCAGCTTGGTTGTTATAAGCTGCACTTGCGGGATGTGATACCATAATCTTATAGTTGTTATCAGGTACTAGATCAGCATAGTCTTGAGCCTTCTTACCTAGAAATACATATATTAATCCGGGTTTCTCCCAGATTAAACTATCTAGTACTTGTACAAAGAAAGGACGCCATAGTAACTGATGAGTACCTGGTTTACTAAGTGTTGTGGTAAATGCTGTATTTAATAACAGCACACCTTGCTTAGCCCACGGTCTTAAATCACCATCACCAATGTATCCGGGTACTGCAGTTCTCTTTATAGAATCATGCATATACTCCAAAGACTTCTGGATACTAGACTTACTACAACTAAAAGCTAAACCATCTGCTGCATTTAATGTAGGATAAGGATCTTGTCCCACAAATACAACTCTAGTATTATCAAATGGACATTCTATAAATGCATTAAAGACATCTTTTACCTGAGGAGTAAATCTTTTATTATCCATTGCCTCTTTAAGCAGTGTAGATAAGATCTTTGTCATATCATCACTTATCATAAATGTTTTAAGCCTGGATGCCCATCCAGATTCTTTTAACTTTTCATACAGTTTATCCTGTACTTCTTGTATATTTACCGTGTCTAACATAGCTTTGTTTAAAATTAATTTTATGAGTGAAGAAACATCTAAGATCAGAGAAGTAGAAATACTAAAGAAAGATACCGTCATTGACGTTAAGCTTCCAGTAGATTTCTATTTCAGATTCAATCAGTTTATCCTTGAGTTCTTCCCAGTTAAAGATGGTGAACATTTTCAACAGATCTTAACTAATATAAAGGAAGGTAAGGACAACGATGATCCTCACTCTTATCATTTCAGGACCATACTTTCTTTCTTACTTCTTGTAGAAGATGAAGCTAGAAAGCAAGGTCATACTGAAATGATTAAGATAAATACAGAGACTGGAGAGAAGGTTTAGTATAAACTAAACCCTACTAGTTCTCCTATCTCTATACTAGCTTGAATAGCCATAGCTAATTCTTCCTTACTACAATCTGAAAATGACTTACAGTTAGTGTTAGTGCAAAGTCCTGCACGTAACTTAACCTGGAGTTTCATATCTTCAAATGAGTCACCGGTGTAGTTAGCAAGCTCTCTGATATGCTTATGAACCTTACTCAATTGAGCATAGCTAGCATCAGAAGTTTGGGTCTCATAAGTAATGATAACAGTATCACCTTCTTCAAGTCCTTTGATAAATAGACCTAGCTTAGCAGATCCTAATGGATCTATCTCTAGATTCTTATTTACTACTTTTGCGCGTATACTTACGGGTAGTTGGTTTGACATTTTCTTTAGGTTTATTTTTACTTCCTTTAGGTCTTCCGGGTCCTCTCTTAGCAACCTTAGGTTTATTATTAGCTGCCATAAGCTTTCTATATGAGCTAAATATTTCCATGTACTTATCTAATAAGTTCACATAAGAGTTATCACTAGCAGCAACCTCATCTTTAAGATTATTGATTTGCTTTTTTCTAATAAGTAATCCTGTACAAATACCGCCTACTAAGCCAGCACCTGTTAATAAACAAACATCAATTAGTGTTACCATTTTTTTAAGGTTTTAAGTGGAGATAGGCTGTACCTTCTTCCACGGTTATATAATCAATTTTTAATCCTTGCCAGTCATATAAGAATTTTCCCATGTCTGTACCGCTAGTTTCTTCACCGTGCCATTCTGCTTGTGCAGTAATGTACGGTCCACCACTAGGGTCTATCATGGAGAACTTATAGTTAGGCATCTCTGTTTCACCGGGCCAGCCTCCTACACGGAAGTGCTCGGTAAACCCTGTCATCTCTATGACGTTGTCTTTTTTCTCAAAGGTGATAACATCACCATACCTGTTTTTATACTGTGTCTTCATACTAAAATATATAACGTATTGTATTCCAAGGGATTAGTAACTCATGCAAGGCTCTAAACTGGTAGATATAGTCTGCCTTAAGCTTATGCTCATAGCGGATATTTAACTGACCATTACTAGAGATTTTATTCTCTTGTATATCAGGCCTCCATAGTAGATCTTCCCCGGGAATATTGTTAGCAAGATTATACTCATGCTTCTTCTCATTGTGAGTAAGGAATATAACCTCAGACTTTATACCCTTTTCCTTCTTGTATCTAGCATACACAGTCTTGTCCACTAGCATAAACAAATCTCGGTAGTCTTCTAACCAAGTATCTGTAACTATAACAGGACTAAAGTTAATGTGTACATCATAGCCAGATTTAATGAAATAATTAATAGCATCTATCCTATCTTCTATAGGACTGGTATCAGGCTCTAGTACATCAGCATACTTCTGCGGCATAAGACTAAATCTAATACGCGTTCTACTAGGATGAGTCTCAATAAATGACAGGTTATAGTTTACATGCTTAGTAGCAAATGAGAACATCATATCCTTACCTTTTGGGTAGTCAAATATCTTCTGTAAGTCATAGTACTTAGCATGCAAAGCTAGATCTTCATTAGTACCTATATCATAGGTAACTCTAGTATCATGTGTTTGATTAGGTTTATTGGTATTAATCCACCCATAATAATAAAGATTCTCATGATGCCTACCTATAGCATCTAATACATCATCTACATTTTTTGCAATCTGTAATCCGGTAGGACGGTGTCTCTTCATGTAGCAGTAACTGCAGTTGAATAAACACCCGTGTCCAAAGCTAGGAGCAATGAAGTCCGTGCTTCTACCTGATTCAGTTATTTTAAGTTGTCTTCTGGTTACTTCCTTTACTAGACTCATTAGCTAACTGCTTTATCTTTCTGTGTACTAATTCAATGCAGTCATCTATACCCTTATACGGGTTTAGATAGGGCACAGTTTTATTATTACGCAGATTATCCATCTGCATAACAAGTTCTTCTAATACCTCTTTCACATTACCAAGTAATACAGACAGCAGCTTCGTTAACTAGGAAGTATAAAGCACCATCAATGTCAATAATCTCTGCATTAGCAAGAGCGTTACCTACATATACCAAACTACCTGGTTCTACTATAGTACAATCAGTACCTACAGCATGTACCTTAAGCTTAGTCCAGCTTTTCATCCACTCTTTTTCCATAAGAGCTTCTGCTTCTTCAGTTAATAATACCTGAGACTCAGGTTTAATAGGCTTCTCAATGAGAATTCTTTTTCCGTGCAATTTCATAAGTGTTGGTTTAATATTTAGTTATCTCGTAGTACCATCCTACATTAAAGAATTCTATAAATAGAAAGATATGTTTGTCTACTTCCATCATGTACATAGTACAGTTATCACCTTGACTATCTATGGCTTTCCATGTAAGTGTCCTGTCTTCAAGTTCAGTAACACCTGTAGTTAAGTAATATATCTGAGTAGTTTTAGAGTAGATAGTTATAACATTGTCTTTACTAGTATGTATAGGTATACTCATTCCATAATCGGTATCACTCCAATCAAAATCATAATCAGGATTTAATCTTGTACCGAGGGTAAGGCTTGTTGCTTTATATACATGTTGAGTGTAACACAGCAAGCTTGAAAAGAGAAAGGCTACTAGTAATAGAAGTCTCATTTGGTTTAGTTATGAGACAAATATATACTAAGTTTACCAACTATCTACATTAGTAACACAAAATTCTTCACCAACAAAAGCGTTGGTCCATATGTCTTGATCAAAACACCAGGTCTTTTTGTTACCAGAACAGTTGTTACGGATCTCTAACCAGTAGCAACCGTTATCAATACCATCATTAGCAATGATACCACAGTTA